TAAAGGTGCAAACACTGTAACAGTATACACGATTACTGCAACAGGAACAACAAATGCATCACTAGTTAATGACATCAATACTGCGGCAATACCTTACGTTTCTGCTACACATGATAGTACAGGAACACTTACTATAACACACTCATTAGGTGGAACAATGTCACTTGCAAATACAAGTGGTACACCTTTAGCAACTGCAGGATTTACAACTGCAAACACATACATTAGAGAAGGCTCAACTGCTGGAAACCTAGTAGCAAGTAACTGGCAACAGTTAGTTTATACTGCTGGCAACATAGAACCTTCAACTAACCCAGCAGAAGGTAGATTATGGTTCCACAATGTTACAGACGAAATTGACATTATGATCCATAATGGTACTACTTGGAAAGGTTACCAAAATGTAACAACTGATGCTAGAGGGTTTAACCTATCAAACACAAGTCCAAATGGTCCAATAGTTAGTGCAACTGCACCAACTCAACAGTCAGATGCGTCTGCACTAGTTTATGGAGACCTTTGGATTGATACAAGTGATTTAGAAAACTTCCCAATTATTAAAAGATGGGAACAAGTATCAAGTGAAGATGTGTGGGTTACAATAGATAACACAGACCAAACAAGTGAAGATGGCGTTTTATTCGCTGATGCACGTTACATGGGTGATACAACTACCGATGTAATTACAGGAACAGTTAAAACAGTTAAATCATTATTAACAAATGATGTAGTTGATTTAGACGTACCACTAGCATCTAACTACCCACGTGGTATGTTATTATTCAACACAAGACGTAGTTCTTACAATGTAAAAGAGTTTAAGAGAGATTACTTTAACTCAACAAACTTCCCAGGTAAAACATTACCAACGGAAAAAGATGCATGGGTAAGTAAAGCAGGTTTACAAAATGATGGTTCTCCATTCATGGGTAGACACGCAGTACGTCAAGTAGTTGTAGCGGCGATGAAGAGTGCAATAGATACAAGTGCAGAGTTACGTGAAGAGCAAAGAAACTTTAACGTAATGGCAACACCAGGTTACCCAGAATTAATGGCTAACATGGTTGCACTTAACAACGACAGACGTAACACCGGTTTTGTAATTGGTGAGACGCCATTTAGATTAGCGGCAAACAGTACTGATATTCAGAACTGGGCTACTAACACTAAACTAGCAACAGACAACAATGACGATGGATTAGTAACTGCTGATACTTACTTAGGTGTATTTTACCCAAGTGGTATTACAACAGACTTAGGTGGATCAAGTATTATGGTACCATCAAGTCATATGATGCTAAGAACATTAATTCGTTCAGATGATGCTAGTTATCCATGGTTTGCACCAGCAGGTACAAGACGTGGTGTTGTTGACAATGCAACAGGATTAGGTTACCTAGATAGTGCAACTGGTGAATTTACTAGTGTTGGAGTTAGAGAATCTTTAAGAGATACTTTATACGAAAACAGTATTAACCCAATTACATTCTTACCAGGTAACGGAGTACTAAACTACGGTAACAAAACTAGAACGGCTACTGCAAGTGCTTTAGATCGTATTAACGTTTCAAGACTTACGGCTTACATTCGTGAACGTTTAGCAGTTATAACAAAACCATTTGTGTTTGAACCTAACGATAAACTAACACGTGATGAAGTTAAGCAAGTAGTTGAATCATTAATGAATGATTTAGTTGCGAAACGTGGTCTATATGATTATGCGGTTGTTTGTGATGAAACAAATAACACTAATGATAGAATTGACCGTAATGAATTGTATATAGATATTGCTATTGAACCAGTTAAAGCGGTTGAATACATTTATATTCCAGTTCGTATCCAAAATACAGGCTCTATTTAAGTAGAGCCTTATTAGGAACAGGGTAAAATAAGCGACTAAATATTAATAAGAGCAGGAGCAAAAAATTATGTCAGTAAGTTCATTAAGCAAATTTACAGTACCTTTAGCGTCGGATCAATCCGCATCAGCTCAAGGGCTGTTAATGCCAAAATTAAAGTATCGCTTCAGAGTGAGTTTCGAAAACTTCGGTGTTTCAACTCCTAGAAGTGAACTAACAAAACAAGTTGTGGATTTCACTCGCCCTTCAGTTAACTTTGAAGAAGTGCCGATTGATATTTACAACAGTAAAGTTTATATCCAAGGAAAACACACTTGGGAGCAAGCCACAGTTAATATGCGTGATGATGCATCAGGTCAAGTTTCTAAACTAGTTGGAGAACAACTACAGAAACAATTCGATATGATGGAACAATCATCTGCGGCATCAGGTATTGATTACAAATTCATTACTAGATGTGAAGTATTAGATGGTGGTAACGGAGCAAGTACACCAAATACACTAGAAACTTGGGAATTATACGGTTGTATGATTACTAACGTTAACTACAACGACTTGAACTATGCAACTTCAGAACCAGCAACAGTTACAATGGCTATACGTTTTGATAACGCAGTTCAAACTCCATTAGGAGCAGGCGTAGGAACTACAGTGGCTAGAACTATTGGTGAGGTAGTGACAGGCTAATAATATCCAAATAGGAGTTACAACCCTGTGATTAATTCTTTTTTAAAAGCTCTTGCAACCGGTGATAATGTTCGCGATTTTAGACACGCATCGCGAACGTTCGTCGACGGGAATTACAGACTTTCACCCAAACATAAATTCCTCTTTCACGTGGTCTTTCAAGTCAACCCTGGACTTGGATTTTCATTTAGTGGAAGTGAGAACTTAGAAGCAAGTTTTTTAGTTAAAAATGTTGACTTGCCTAAGTATAACTTCGATGTGGTTGAACACAACCAATACAATAGAAAAAGATACCATCACAATAGAATTAATTATGGTCCTTGCAACATTGTCTTTCATGACGACAACAGTGATGTAATAAGAAATATGTGGTATGCCTACTATGCCTACTACAACAATGATCCACAATACGAATCAAGTGGCACATACAATTATAAAGACACTTATCTACCAATGATGGATAATGCTCGTCAATGGGGTTTAGACAGAAACACACAACCCTTTTTTAACGCAATAAAAATTTATAGTTTATATCAAAAGAAGTATACAGAGTATTGGTTAGTTAATCCAATAATTGAAACTTTTGATCATGACAATCACGATTATTCAGATAGTACTGGTATACTAGAACATAGAATGTCAGTAAGATTTGAAACAGTGAAATACAAATCAGGACTTATCGATGGAGATGGTCCACAAGGATTTGGTACAACACATTATGATAAAGCACCTAGCCCATTAACACCACAAGGTGGCGGAACAACAAGTATATTAGGCCCAGGCGGTTTAGTAGATGCAGTAGGTAGTATTGGAGCCGATTTAGCCGGTGGTAATATTGCAGGTGCAGTTGTTACAGGATTACGTGGAGCAGGAAACTTAAAAGGTGCTAACTTAAAAAGTATGTTAAAATCAGAACTTACAGGTGCGGCGATGAATGCCTTAAGAGGACAAAATCCAATTGGAGACTTTAGTTTTCCAAATAGTAAATCTTCACAAGGCAATCCTTTACCACAAGTGCCTAAAGTAAATGCAATTTCAACTGGAGCATCTAACAGATCTGTTACAAGTAATGGATCAACTGTTGGTATGGCACCTATTAGTTCCAAACTAGCCGCAATGGCAGGCGGTGCTGGTGCAAACTTACAAAGTCTTGTAAGTGGAGTCGGAGCAATGACAGGTGGAATTTCAAAAAATGTTCCAGCAAGTTTACAAAGTTTATTTGGTCCTGGTTTAAATAACATAAGTACTCATGTAAACTCAGCAGAATTTCAAAATCAGTTTAACTCTGATTTAGCTCAAGCTCAAAAAGAAATGGCAAACATTGACTTTAGTCAATTAAAACCTACAGGTGTTGGCGCTAACTTAACAACTAATCCACATATGGATCCGCCAAAACCAAGTTATAGTAATATTAGTAATAGTTCTAGTTACTATAAAAAAGGTGGATCGGAAATAACATAAAATGGCAACTAACTTACCAAAAAGCAATAAACCAAATGCTACTACTGAATTTTTTAATCAGTATGATGCACCAACTGACTCATCAGTTGTTAATGCTAACGAATATGATGCAGTTAGAGGTTTCTTTCTAAGAAAAACAAACGATAACGAAACTGTCGCTGACGGTTTAACAGGTACAGTCATGTCACTTTCCAACTTGCACAATGTATCGCCAATGGATTTAATTGACGACTTTACAGATTATGCATTAACAGATATTCAACAGGCATTAGTTTCATTAATAAATCAAACAAGAGCTAATACAAGTATTTTAGGTTTTAATAGAAACAAGACACCAAGTCAGACTATCGCCCGTAACATTTTGGTTTAATCGCCATGGCAAAATATGCTCAAGGGAAATATGTAGTCAAGAATCCAGAGAAGTATTCAGGTAATCGCACACCTAATTATAGAAGTAGTTGGGAGTGGGCATTTATGAACTTCTGTGATAATCATCCTGGTATAATACAATGGGCCAGTGAAGCAATAAAAATTCCTTACAAAAATCCTTTAACAGGTAAAAATACTATATATGTTCCAGACTTTCTTGTTGTTTACCAAGATAAACAAGGTAAAAAACGTGCTGAAGTTATTGAAGTAAAGCCTAAAAAAGAAACAACAATGGAAAATGCAGGTAGAAGTAGACAAGCACAGGCAAAAGTTATACTTAATTCTGCTAAATGGGAAGCGGCTAACAGGTGGTGTAAACAAAATTCACTGATATTTAGAATAGTAACCGAAGAAGACATATTCCATAGACCAAAGAAAAGATAAATAATTATAGTAGCATATAATTTATTGGAAGTAACATGACAAAAAAGTTAGAAGAATTATTAGATATGGCTCCGGCTAGAGAAGTAGAAGAAACTACTAGTAGTGAAGTAATCCCTACTCCGGAAGAAAAGCCACAACATACACCAGAAGATATACAACGAGCAATAGCAAAAGCAGATAAAATTGACGAAGCATTGCCAATGGTAAAAGATTTATCGCTAAATGATAAAGAAATGGATGAAATAGCCGTAACGGCTAAAGATACATTCCAGGATTTAATGGATTTAGGTATGAACGTAGAAGCCAGATATGCTGGTGAGATATTTAATACTGCGGCACGTTTATTAGATACGGCATTAAATGCCAAAGGTGCTAAAGTTGATCGTAAATTAAAAATGATACAATTACAACTCCAAAAAGCAAGGTTAGACCAAGTACAATCTAAACACGATAAAGATAATGGTGTACAAGAAGAGGGTGATGCAGTCATATTAGACCGTAATGCACTGTTGGAAAAACTGCTTTCAAAGGATAAATAATATAATATAAAGAAGGTGTAATACAACTATGAAAACATTTAAGCAATATTTAATGGAATCCACTAAAGAATACAAATTTCGTGTGAAGTACGCAGGTACTTTAACAGATGCACAATTGAATAGAGTTGAAATGGCACTTGGAAAGTACAATCTAAACGATATGTCTAAACCAAAAGTTACACCAATACAGGAACATCCTATGGATTTCCAAACAATGAAGAATTCAGAAGTTAGCATTATGGATATATCACTTACATACCCAACTACTGTTGATATGTTAAGAAACGAATTACAAGAGTACGCAGGTATACCTGGTTCTCATTTAATTGTAATGAATCCAAATGATCCTAACGAAGTATCTAGAGAAAAGAATCTAGAAGAACAAGATAAAGATTACGAAACAAAACTTGGAAGTGAGATCAAAGACGATATGGAGATCAAAGCAGAAGAGCATTTTGGCGACAAGTATAACGAAAACTTTTTAAAAGACCTAGCAAAAAATAAAGAAACTCCTGAAGTATCTTTAGCAAAAGCATACGCAGACGAAGTTGCAAAAGAAACAAAGAAAAAGGATTAGTATACTATGAGAGATATATTAGACGCATTAGAAGGCATTCATACTAACAAAAAGAAGCCTTTAAATATGGCAAAAGAATTAAACAAAAAGCCAGCAGTTATGAAAGCATTATCTCTTGAAGATGCAGACGTAGAAGAAGGCGTAAATGATGTAGATAAAATTCTTCAACTTACAAATGAACTTTACAATGAACTAGTTGATTTTCACAATGAAGAAACTGATGAGAACGTAGAAGATCTTGTTGGACACCTAGCAGAATTTAAGGCTAAACTTGAAGGTGATACAGGATCATTTTCAGAAGATAAATTTGACGGATACAAAATTCACCGTTTAGGTGAGTTACAGAAAAAAGTTGACGATGTTGCTAAAGATATTAGATTACTAGGCAAAACAGATTCAATGCCAGGTGCCACAGGCGCTGGTGACTTAACAGATCAACTTACTACAATGAATGATGCAATACAAATGTTGCAAGATGTCGTTGAAAGAGCAAACAGTATTGTACCTGATCCATTAAAAAATTACGATGGTACTCCGAAAACTGAAGAATCAGTTAACGAAGGCGGCGGACGTGATATGGATTGTGCTACCTGTGATGGCGATGGCAAAGACGGTGATGAAGACTGTAAAGTTTGTAAAGGTACCGGAGAAGCACAACCAACTGAAGAATCAGTTGAAGAAAATTTAGAAATGAAAAGCGAGGAGCAAAATATGGAAACAACCCAAAAAGACACAGTAGAAGTGGCTGTTGAAGATTTGGCGAGAGTATTGGAACTCGCTGGATTAGGCAAGGAAGTTATTAGTGCAGAAGCACAGGCTGAAGAGGCACAAGTAGAAGCACCAGTAGAGGCAACTAGCGAAGTTGAACTTGACGAGTATAGTAACTCTCCAGACGAAGATTACTTCGATGCAGACACACAACTAAACAAGATGTCAGGTGGACTAAACGGTCCTAAGAAACAATTTAAAAAAGAATATCCAGGTGATAATCCTTTAGCAGTAGATCTACAAGATAAACTGGCTAAGATGTTATCTGATATGTAATTCTTATCATGGCTGATAAGGCATTTGAAAACGAATTATTAGAATTAAAAAAATTAGCAGGGGTTGATTCATATTCTGGGTTGACCCCTTACTCATCTACAAATGAAAACTTTGGCAGTCTTGCTGATAAATTATCTAAAAAGCAAAAAGAAAAGAAAATAAAGCCAGGCACAGAAGCATGGTTTAGACTATGGTTCAGTAAGCCATGGTTGACTGGCGAGAAGCCCTACGATAATTAATACATAAATGTAGCCGAGTTGTAATAAACGGGCTTATACGACGTATTTAAGGGCCGTACAGTGTAATTAAACAATCCCCAATTAGTTTACCGATAAATACAATAGTAATATGTATATA